GAGTATATCCTACCATCGGATTGCCCGTTGCCGTTACTCTAAAACGCCTACCATTCAACTCTTGCATCCCCTTGACACCTGAGATAGTTACAACATCATCACTCACTACAGGTTCGTAAGATGACCCGCCAGCAGTCGTAACTGTTATAGGAGTGCTGGCACTTATACCAGTTATCTTCAAACCGCCCTTGGCAAGTCTATTCACATCGTCTACAGGTATGGCAACTCTCTCAGATGCTTTCACATCTTTGAATTTTCTTTTACCACCTACCTTATCACCTACAACACCATCATCATATAACGCCCTTATTCTATTATACATAGAAGGACCATACAAGTCATTTATAGATTTTTTCTGACAATACTCTAATCGTGGATATGGTGTCCTATGATTTATACCAACCTCAGATATAATGGGATAAGTCATATCTTCACCATCATAATAACCAGTAGAAATAACATGACCCAGATTGACACTATTTACATTATCTGCAAAGCCAGTTTGATTCCAAAAGTTAGGTGAATCTGTAGGGGGACCAACTAGTCTCCTAGTCGTTCCAAAAGTTTCATACAAGGCATCTGTATGTGTTATATTGGGAAATGTTTTTGTAGTACCCACAGGTAAATCAAGAGCGGCGTGTCTTGCTTTAGTATATGAAACAGCTGTACCATAAATTATCTCATCACCATACATCTTCATACGGTCGACTGCACCATCACCCCAGTTGGCGTGAGGTTCTAGATAATCTGCTGTGGGAGTAATAGAACCGCCTTCATTAGATATGAAACTAATCCTAGAAGGGGGGAATGGTAACTCATTCAAATATTGATTCTGAGTAATACTTCCTGATTGGAATGTGGGGTCATAGAAACCTTTTTTATCTGTATCTCTACTCTTACCCCAGGACCCCTTGACGCCATCACCTTTTAGAATCTCATCTTCACCCTGTGAAGGTAATACATTCTTACCAGGAAGTGTTCCTAATACAATCCAGTCCTGCATCAAGTCAACATCACGGACAAAGCCAACTACCCAAGTCCCAGTTTCAATACCCGGATTGCTTTCGCCCACACCAGATATCGAATGCCCACCCACTGGCATCATACACTGACTCCAAGGTAAATCTTTTGTAGGGATTTTTATTTTATCATCGGTGTGGTATCCGAGCCATCTAACTTTCACACGACCCATCTTGGAAGGATCATGACGATCCTCCACCACACCAACTCCCATTATAGTACCATCTCGCCCAAAGAATTCAGAATTATTCATATACAATATTTATAATGAAAATACTAAATAGAGATTTGGCTCCGGAGGCTCGAATCGAACGAGCACGGTATCGAAATACCACCTAGTAAACGGCTAGGCGTGTCTACCTTTTTCACCACTCCGGAGTATTCTTTTAGTGCATATTCTGTATTACATCACGGACGTTATACATTTGCTTCGCACGAATAAATCTAGTCATTCCAATTCCACCTCCGACTCTAGGAATAAAATCGTGATCCAGAAACTCGTTTAGTTCTTTCTCAACTCTATTCTTTCCAAACTTGTCGTATAGTAAGTTAGCATAGATACCATCACTTATAGTATGAAACATATTTCGCATCTCGTCTACATCTGACGACCTTTCAGCTGAGCCGATAGTTTCTTGCTCACAGATAATAACATCTATCTTTGCGGCAGTGCCATCACCATTCTGTTTCATATTCCAGAAAGGACTTGTGTAGTTAGGGAAATTCTTAATCATGCAAGGCCTTCCGCCCCAGCTACGACACATATCCCTTTCGTGGTCGTGGTTGAGTTCCTCCGTATGAAATATCTCACACCATTCCAAGTAGTCCTTATCGACTATCTGGTCCTGTGCACAGAAGCCTACCGCATGCAGTAACTCCCGTTCCATTTTTTCCAAATCCGACACAGTTCCCGGGAACTCGAATTCAAACATCGGAAATATTGTTTCATGCCTACCTTCTACGATATTAGGTTCTTGCCTATAAGATGTGGAGACACAAAAAAACCCAGGGACACTGGGCTTACGGAGTAATTCATATTCGAGCCACATCTGACCCGTTTGGGGAAGAGGCCACACCTCTCCATTGTAATTGTATGTGGCCACTGTCTCTGGATCTTCGCATGCGGCCAATATGCTTAATCTGTTTTGTGTGTGGACCTCATGGAATCCTTTAGACAAAAAAAAGGATCGCAATAGCGATACCGATTCGGTGAATTCTCTAGGGTCAATAATTGCAGTCATATATTATATCCTCAATGGTTTTTCTATTTATAAAAACTCCGAACGCAAAACGACCTCGACTACCTTCATCTAGGGACCAGTGCATTATCGTCTTTCGACCAGTAGCATGGTTTAGGGAAGGGCCGAGGCCTCAGTCCTCAGAAGCTTTCCACACTCTCTCGGAGTGCTGACTCTTTGGACTTACATTGACTTACTGATTATGTAGGTGGCCTGTGGCTCATCATTACATAATACTCTAGGTAAGATTTTTTTCATATATATAGCACTATTGTTGCCGGGTTGTGCTATTCATTTTCCCGGACTTCTATATTCAATATCGTTCACGTTTCATAATATACTCCTGTAGTGTCGCGGTGGCACGGCTAGGTAGACGTACTACTTCACCACCTGCCACGTAATTATCTGAGCCAACCTCGTAGACGATAATCTACTCTAGGGTCTGAGCCTAGAAACAAGATGCGACTGCTTATCTGTTATTCATCATATACGGGTCGTGCTCATGATGTCCATCGGCATGATGTTGATGAGAGAAATGTGGCCCGTGCCAATGTCTCTGATAACAACGCCAAGTGTGCTGATGCACAGTACCCCGATGGTCGTGGTATGGCGGACGATAAGGTCCAACAAACTCACCATTCCTACATTCACTGTGCGGTAGTCGCACACAGTTATAACCATACTGATTACAACCGTGTCGCATATAATACTGCGGACAGTTTACATAGTTACGATGGTCGTGGCCGTTATTCCATCCACCGTGGTCATGGCCATGTCCATGGCCGTGATTCGGTGCTGGTAGTATCCAATCAAAATGAATACTCCAATCAACGTTTCCTGCTCTGGCACTTCCGATGTAAAGCATACTCATGCCAAACATTGTGGTTACCAATACAGCCCTTACAAATTTATTCAACTTCACTTTTCTTCTTTCTCCAATCATTCCAGGGGTCTCCATTATGGATATCCCCGATATGTACGTCTTTTTTGCTGACCCAAATGATCCAGTCCTCTTCCACATCACGAACTTTATACTTATCCGCCCCATCGTCTTTGGCTTCAACAACACCGCGACGAGTTAGCGTATCGTATTTCACAATCGGTAAATCAGCCAGAGACCATAGTCCTCCCGGCCGGTCATACTCATCAACCGGGAACTCCGCTTCATAATAGCATCTATAAAAAACACCTTCACTCATAAATAACTCTCCAAAAATTCGTCTGCAAGTTTATTCTCCAAACGATACGCCTCTCTCTCCCAGGGTGAACTCATGTATAATGTATTATTTAGTTTATACCTCTTGGTCTTCCACTGAGTCGTGCCATCCTCATAATCGTATAACTCTATACGAAAGAATTGTCTGAGGTGAACAAACTCATGTGCCAACCAAGTCAGTAACTGCTCCATGTCATGCTCAATGCTCCCATCCAATTCGATACAAAAGTCATTTGGTCTTCCGAGATTTCCAAGAATATGACAATAGCCATAAACATTTTCCTTCTTTTTCAGATTCCTTGTCAACTGTATCTCGACATCCAGGTTGGGTGAATTGACCATTCGGGGTCCTAACAACTTTGCACAATACCAAAATGATGCATCTGTTAGAGTTTCAACCAGTTTTTTATTCTGGGTTCGATAACCCTCAATGTATAGATTCATCAGGTTCTATCTCCTTAAAGACGAACCGAATAATCAGGTGATGGTTCTCCAACACCCACGGCTTATCCTCTCTCGGCAATCCGTGGTCTTGCACATACTCCCGTGCTTCTTCGATGTTATCAAACTCAGCGACAACCTTGAACTTACGGTTGGCCAACTGCTGAGTCAAAGCATCTTTCTGGATCCCGGACCATTGAATACTCTTGTTGTTGTATTCGCACACTTCGTATTTCTCAATACTTGGTATAATAACCGACATATATAACTCCTAAAAATTGGAGAGGCACCACAACCAGGTCGGTGCCCCTCCGGTTCACAATTATGAGAACGAATAATCGTCATCACCCTCTGAGACATCTTCCTCATCAACATCATCGTCCTGATTCTGCTGTGACATAATGTCCTCAACACTCACACCACTGTCGACCTTGGTGTAGAGGTCCAGAAACGAGTCCTTCGTCTCCGTATCGAAACGGCTCACGCACATTTCAATAGACTTCAACTTGTTATCAAAGATACCATAGGCACCTACGATGTGTACCAGACGGCGGGTGGAGATAATCTCGTCAACTCCTCCGTCCATAAACGTCTTGCGGATAACGTCCGCCCACTTGATAAGGTTGCCAACAAACTCGCTGTCCGCCTTATCTATCTTGGCCAACTCGTTGGTGAGAATCTTCTCCTCAACCTTGTTGGTCGGGTACGACTGCTCCAGAGTAATCGGGAACCTTTCGAGGAATGCCTCATTCAGCACGTTGGTGCCGATGAAACGACCATCGTCAGAACCCTGACCCTTGGTGTTTGCCGTAGCAATGACTGTGAAGCCAGGTGTGGGATGTACCCACTTGCCTATCTTCTTGATATAGACACTGGACCCCTCAAGGATGGGCTGTAAGCACATCACCTTGTTGGACGCCAGGTCGATTTCGTCAAGCAGAAGGACTGCACCACGTTTCATCGCCATCACGACAGGACCATCATGCCAGACGGTCTCACCATTCTGCAAACGGAAGCCACCGATAAGGTCGTCCTCGTCAGTTTCGATGCTGATGTTGGTACGGACAAACTCACGTTTGAGTTTCGCACACACCTCTTTCACCATGAGGGTCTTACCGTTGCCGGACA